GTATCGCAGAACCGGCACCATTACCCGAAGGCGGCCTTCGGGCACCCACTTTCCCGAAGCTCACCGGACTGGCTCCTGAGGCCTTGGAGATCCTCAAGCAGCAATTCATGAGACCTGCGCCGATAGTAGAACCAGTACCCACCGGCTTTTTGGGCGAGAGGGCCCCCAAATTTCGATCCGGATCGACCGGGCGATTTATAAAAAATTTACCAACTGCAGTTGCACCGCCGCCAGACGCAAGGCCAACCGGAGCTCAAACCCAACCCCGGACCACCGGCTGGCAATCACGTTGGGCGGGAGCCACAACCGGTGGTGTAAGCGCCAGGGGTACCCCTGGTGCTGGCAATATTAAAACATTTGGTGGATTGATTGGAAAGACTTTCAAGGTAGGTTCTGCTCTTTATAATGCATTAAAAGCAAAAAAAGACAAATTTTGGAAAAATATAATTGAAGGATTGCGATCAGTACCTTATATTAGAAATCTGATAAAATTTCTACCACATGCTATAATAGCATATATCCTTGGAACTCTTGCGTGGATATGGAGCAGTGACGCTCCTATGAAAGAAAAAGTAGTTGTTACGTCTGGATTAATAGGAGGACTTGCAGGCGGCCAAGTTCTGATGGGTATACTAGGAACGGCAGGCGCGGCCCTCGGTCCGCTCGGGATTGCCGCCGGTACCCTTGGTGGCTTGTATCTTGGATTTAAGGGTGGCGAATGGCTTGGTCGAAATATTGCTTCAGTTGCAATTGATTATCCTCCAGGGTCAAGAACTGCTGGATTTGAAGCTATGTTGGATATTGGTCGTTTATTGCAGACTGGTGAACTGCCAGGAGCTATGATGCAAAAAGGACAACAGTTTGTTCAAGGAAAGTACGAATCTGCACAAGATACTTTAAAATCTTTAAGTGCAAAAATGAAAGCTCGTGGGGAACAAAACCTTGCAAATATGACCCCATCTAAATATGCTAAAATGTTAGGCGGCGTCACTCCAATGAGCTTTCAAAACGTGCCAATGGACAGCGGACCCGGTAGGCTCAACAAAAATATAGGAGCTTTGGGCAGGGACATGCCACCGGATATTGGCACCTACCTCCTTCAAAAAGAGGCGATGTTGAACGGCGTTTCCGTTGACGCGAGTACCAAAAGTGGGGGCGCTACTGTAATGAGTAACTTTAGCAATGATTATAGTACAACTGTGTTGCCTACAAATGCATCTAATTTCCCTGCAATGATATCTTCAGGATCTTCTGATCGACCAGCTGTGACTAAGAGATTGAATGATGACGCCTACGATACATTCCTTGGTGGGGGTTAATTAAAAAATGATGGGAGGGATTAAGAACTACCCTCCTTACACCATCCATAACGCAATGCGTTATACTTTAATCTTCAGCTAGCTTTTTAAAGAAAGCTAAACTTTCATCATCGTCTTTACCAGACTCAGCTGCATCAACGATTGGTTCGAGAGTATTCTGCGACTGAACAGAGACTGTATCTTCCACCGTGGCAGTTGATACTTGTGGACCTCCATCAAGCGCTAGAACCCTATATAACCTTGTCTTAAGCTCGGTATAACTCTTGAAATTCGAAGAGTCGACTAACTCCTGCAATGAGTGCTCTTGTGCCCATGTCTTCTCGAGAAGTTCATCATCGTCTAACAAAGGGCTAGGGGAATCAAATTCACTCTTATCATAATTCCGAAACCCCTCAACATTACGCATCTTCAAACGGAAGTTTGCACCTTCCCACATATCAAATGGGTTCAATGCATCTTCATCTTCAAACTCAGGATTCATAACATCGTTGAGCTTATCAAAGATTTTCTTACCATATTTGTATAAGAATACCTTACCCTCGTTATCAGGGTTAGATGGATCCTTAACAACATATATGTTAGAAGTAAAGCTAAGACGCCGCTTCTGTTTGCGTGCCAGGTCCTTGTTTGATTCAACACCACTGTTCCAAAGAGTGGTATTATATTCTGATACTGGGTCATTCTGACCAAGCGTAGTTAATGACTTCTCAATAAACCATCCACCAGGACCTTGAAAACCATGGTCCCATATCCGAACAAATGGAACGTCCTCACCCTTTGGTGCAGGTAAGAAACGAATCATTGCATGTCCATTACCAGACTTATCTACCTCTGGCTTCCAAAAACGATCGTCACCCTGTGGCGCACCAGAGCCTTGCAGCTTGGTGACCTCTGAGGTCAACTTTTCAATTTGGGATTGACGGTTCTTCTTTAACTGTGTAAAAGATGTAGCCATTTCGTATAACTCCTATATTTCGATATATGACGTTGTATTACGGTTTATTCTCAAACCTAGATATTATTATACTACGATACTTGTCTAGGTCAACATTATTTATAAAGAATGGCTGATATTTTTTAAGTTTTTTATACTCATCAGGCCATACTATATCACCCTGTAGCTTCTTATTCCAGTAGGGAAAGAACTTAGCTATGCTATCGAGAATGATAATTGTTTCAGGACTTATCGCCCCACGTAAATATAAAATCAATAACCTAGGATGTTCCCCCTGTGGAACTTTAATATTGCTATCAAAGTCATCATCCATATTCTGTATTTCTGTATCAAACAGATAACCAAGACTATCCCGTCTTTTAATCCATTCGCTATATACTTTTAATGCACCTTCATTATTAACATCGCCAGGCCAGAAATTAGGATTAGCTATAAGGTTAGCGACCATAAAATCTTCAGCGTGCTTCATTTTAGATAATTTATAAAAGTAATACTTATCTCTACGGGTTTCAAACTTAGTTCTATCACCCTTTAACTTACCATGATATTGAAAATAATCATACGTATCACTTTTAAAGTGTGTTTTTAATGCAAGGTACTTCTGATAAGTTTCATATGGATCCATTTTAACTGCTAATTTCATACTGGTAATTTTGCAGTTGGTTTAACCAATCTTAACTTTTCTGCATCAAATTGAACTTTGCTTTTAAGCAATTGACTACCCTTTATCAATGATGCAATTATTTCTATTTCAACATTTGCCTTCTGTGCATAATACATACATGCATCCAAATAATTTATATTTTTTTCCTTTACTATTCTTTCAACCTCGTGCACAAACTGCGTAGGTGTCTTTATTTCTAGTTCAATCATTTGTAAAACACATGATCTTGTATCTGCACAACCCGCTGCATATGATCAGCCCACTTTGGATACACATAAGATGCATGATAGTGTGTTGCTCCCTCGACATGATCGATCCACCACTCGTCCCGCAATGCCCACTCTGCAATCATCAAACAATCCTCCCATGTTGGACCATATGATGGAGCATCTAAAAGACCATCACAGTAATAGCTAAATTGACATTTATTTTTTATAGGATAGAACACCCCATTTTTCTTCCATGATTCTCTAACAGGGCCCTGATGTACAACATCACAGATGCTGTCTGGATAATCTGTTGAGTCTACTCTATTAAGTATCACACTAGCAACAGCAATCTTACCAATGCGTGGTTGATTACCGGCTTCAAAATATAATGCTTCTGCTAAACAATATTCTTTTTCAAAAATAGAGTCATCAATTTCATCAGCAGCTGCTGAAAATAAATAATACCATGTACATCCAGCTAACGTGGCTGCAGTTAATAACATTAATAAAACAATTCTCATATCACTCTTCTCCATGGAAAACAAACAAGCCTTTTCTTATGCTTTCTATTAGTATCTTCGTTCCTTTCTTTGACAAAGTCAACAGTTTTATTAAGAGACTTAACATGCTCGGTTGCTTGATTTAAATAACTACGATTTCTATTAGGCTTCCTGACATGTACCTTATGGTCCTTATCAAGATCAGGATGAAACACTACGTGATCATACTTCTCCTTATCCAATGATAAAAAGAACTCAGCATCACCGTGTCGCATTCCTGTAAACTCTACGTCATATCCTCCACCAGACCAAAAACATGGCTTACTTATTAGCCACGTATTTGGATGTGATATCCATTTTAATATTTTTTTAGGATCAACATGATCATAATCACCTGGATCATCCGGATGATCAAAAAATACTGCAAACACATACATGTTGCTTTCATTTAATTTTGTTGTAACCATAGACTCTATTAATGAATGATCCATATACACATCAATATCCATTAACATATTCCAATGTGTTTCACTTTGCAACATTAAAAGATTACGACACCCATGATTATTAAATCCAACATCCGTTATTGCCTTATATGCTCTGAGAGTTATCGTATCCTTATATTGTTCTGCTAATGAATCAAATAACCCACCATCATTATACCCATCATTAATTAACTGTAAAGTTATATAATTTTTATATTGTTGATCAATGCGTTCAAAAAAATCGAGCTGATATTGCAATCGATCGATCTGACCATAATAAGTCATTGAGAATGTAATGTTATTCATGCTGACCAATGGCAATCATTATTCCAAAAGTCTAACCATAGATTAGAATACATGGTGTTTTTATAATTTTTAAACCATGGTCCTCCATCAGTATAATGTATTGCCTTTGGCGACATTAAATAATAATAATCATCAAGACAATTCCACTCAAGTGGCAAACTTCCAATCTCTTCGTCCTTCAACCATCTAAGATGATGAAAGTCTAATCCTGGTCGATGATTATTTAAATACTCAGGTGTCAATATCTTATTAGATAAATGTTCATTGTTAAACAACATAAAGCTAGCCCAATTTTTTCTATACGATCTATGTTGATCTATATTGTCCATTTTCTTTTGTGAGTGGGGTATATAAGGAGGATGCTTAACTACACAGATAGCATACTTAGGATATTCATATACTGCCGTAGTCTATCAACATTTTCTAAAAACAGAAAGTCGCAATCACAATAAATACTCCAACCCTTCCACTTACTTAAATATGGGGCCCAGAATCTCGTAAATGTAAAATCAGTTGATTGAGGCTCACCCCAATCTCTTTTATATTCAGGTATGTCCTGACTACGTAATTTAATGATGTCTATATCATAACCTGATAACCTAGCTTGTTCTATGCTTTCCTTGCATACAACAAACGCATCATGTTCTCTTTCCTCGTAACCTATGTATATTTGGGATATTGAGGTATTGTTCAAATTGGACATTCAATTCACCTAGCCTTTTTAATGATCTCTCTCTTAACTCATATGGATTTTTATTAATTAAATCCTTAACCTCTAACTTATTACTAACCGTCGCCCACTGAAATGATTTTGCCGTTTGCTTTCTCATCGAATATATTATCATTGGACATCTGAGATATCTTGCAACCCACATAGTAGAGCCATGATAACCAATTGCCAATAAACATTTCCTGTATATATCTATCACATCTGCAATCGGCGTCTCATACCCGACTCGCTTCACATCTAATCCCCATTTTGATGTGATTTGTTCTTCAAGTATCTGCCACTTTTCTAACCCAGCAGGATCTTTCCACGTCTTAGCTTTACCACCATATTCTTCTAATTGCTGCTTATGTGTGGCTGTAGTATTTAATGCAATAAATGGTTTGCTGTTTTCAAGATTTTGTATTCGTGAATACCAAAAATTATGAAACGAATCACTATCATCATAATTACTATGATTATAATCTAGCTTTGATTCAAATTTGTGATTAATCTTTACTTGATGATAGTTAATTGGATTTACTATTGAAGCAAGATATTTTGTTCTAAAGTCAAGAGACTCGGGATCTTCAAACTTATATTTTTCACCCTTCTTATGAGGCCAATGAAATTTCAACTCCACATCACAACAATTTTTTTGTGCCATCGCATGTGCATAACAAATTGGTGATACAACATCTCCATAACCAATCTTACCCTTCCAATCAATTCTTAATATCATACACCAAAGCTCTCTCCACATCCACAGCTACTAGTAGCCGTCGGATTTGTTATTTTAAGAAACGATGCTCCTAAGTCATCAACGTAATCAACTTCACTGCCCAATAAATACATTTCACTAATTTTATCAACAACTAATTTGATATCACGGGGACCTACGCCACCTTGTCCATTTGGCCCGACAGTACTTCCTAGATCAATTGTACTAGCATCAGGACCTGGTTCCTTAACGAACTTCCATTCATATTGGAACCCATTACATCCTCCACTATTAACTCCTAACCAAATATATGATTCTCCGTGATTTGCAGCTCTGTTGTGCAAATACGATTTAGCTGCATTGGTGATAGTAAGCATTAGCCCTCCTTAAACCACTTTCTGACATCTTCTTCCTGACCTCTTCGAATCGCAATCTCCATTTCATTTAATCCACACCAGTTACATGGTTCTCCTTTACCAACATCCATCACAGTCTTTTCCATCTTACAATAATGCGTCCACATTTTTTCATCCATTCCTCGCCATTTCATTATCTCTTCGTATGAATATGGCATAAGCCCCCCCTCTAATGGTGAGAGAGTTTCTGTTGCTAGGTACTCTCTCGAACCCCGAGGAACTAAGCAGCTAGTGCAAAGTCCTCAAATGCCTCGTTATCGTTGGCACTTCTTGTTTTTGACCTTTTAGGCGGTCACCCCGCAATCTCCACTCAGCATACTATCTACCTGTCGATCCTAATTCGCCCCCATTAATAATACAGGGTCCAGGAGGGTACTCCTAGGGTACCCTCCAACTCTGGATGATCCTAGCTTAAAGATCATTCTTTGTTTCACCCCTACCGAACGCTCGTACAAGCCTTTGCTTCGTTAGGAACAGCGCCAAAGGTTTTCCCTGATCCTGTATTATTGGTGGAGGCGATGGGTACTGCCCCCATGTCCAGTCTAGCTTCCTCCTCGCATCAACGATTGCATCATTATTTATCAAACTCCTTAAAGATAGGAAACGCCTCATAAAAATTTGTTCCCCTAATTCTATCCAAGTCCCCGTGATTTCGAATAAACTCTGGATAATGTTTACTTAAATCCTCTCTATACATAAATTCAATGATTTGCATTACCCTTGAATATCTTGACTTATTATGAGTATCATACCATGAAGTCAATCTTTGATCAACAATTTTTTTCGCATTAAGGGGCAATGCTTGTATGTTTTGTTTTTCATCCATGTGTACTATATTAAGATAATTATCCGGAGTAATCTTTTTAAAATTTTGAGAGTCTACCCAATCCATAAGTTCCGGAAGATAATAAACATTAGTTACCGAGACAGTTGAAAATATACCCCCACCAATATTTTCAGGTGTTTCCTTGTCAATAAAATCTGTAAACTTCGTAATGGTTTCCCACTTACTAGGGTACCGAATATAATCATTTTGTTCTTCAACAGCATCAATAGATAACTGCATATCTACAAATTTAAAATGCTTCCATAAACTAAGCGTCTTCGAAGATATAGGTATAGTACAATTTGTATTATACCGAAGCATTATATTCTTACTATAATTATTATCAACACAATATTGTAATAAATCATAATGTTCTGGAGCTAAAAATGGTTCAC